ACAACAAATCAGATAACCAGGGCCACAAGTTCTACTCATGGTGTCATTACAGTTGGAACTGGTCTTGATGTAACCAGTGGTAATGTCACACTCTCCCTGTTCCCAGACTTTACTAACGTAAATGTAACTGGTATCACTAGTGCATCTGTTGGTGTTATTACTAGTGTTCAGGCTGAATCACTGAATGTTACTGGTGTTTCTACATTTGGTAGTAACGTAAATCTTGGTGACAGTGATGAGCTGAGAATCGGTGATGGTAACGATCTCAAACTTTATCATAACGGAACAAACAGTATCATCGAGAATAATACTGGTGAACTGATTGTTCAGGGTGATGGTATTACTTTCAGAAGTGATACTGGTAATGAGAACATGTTGCAGATGGATCTCAATGGAGGTCTGACTGCATATTATGATCAGGTAAGAAGATTTGAAGTTCTTGGTTTCGGTGTTTCAACATACGGAACAACATTTACTAATGCACTGAGAGTTGTTGGTGTTGCAACCGTTGGGGCTACATTAGAACTTGATTCATTCCTGAAAGACCGTTATAACCAAGTTGGTGCTGCAACATCAGTTCTGATTGGTGATCCAAGTGGTGTTAAGTGGGAGAGTATTGCTACTGCTGCACTGCAAGGTCCTCAAGGTCCTAAGGGTCAGAAAGGTGAAAAAGGAGAGAAGGGTCAGAAAGGTAACACTGGTGATCAAGGTGAAAAAGGTCAGAAGGGTACATCTGGTCCTCAGGGTGAAAAGGGTCAGAAAGGTGCTCAGGGTGATCAAGGTCCTCAGGGTCCACAAGGTCCCCAGGGTCCTGCTGGTCCTCAAGGCCCTGCTGGTGTTGCTGGTCCTCCAGGCCCTCAGGGTGCAACAGGTCCTCAAGGTCCTACTGGCGCAACAGGTCCTCAAGGTGCGACAGGTCCTCAGGGTGCCGTCGGTCCTACAGGCCCTGCTGGTGAGAAAGGTCAGAAGGGTGTTGAAGGTTCCAAGGGTCAGAAAGGTGAACTTGGCCCTCAAGGTCCTACAGGTCCTCAAGGTACTAAGGGTCAGAAAGGTGCTGCAGGTCCCACAGGTCCCACAGGTCCACAAGGCCCTGCTGGTCCTACAGGTCCACAAGGTCCTCAGGGTACGAAAGGTCAGAAGGGTGCTCTGGGTCCCGCAGGTCCCACAGGTCCTACAGGTCCACAAGGCCCACCAGGACCCGTTGCTGGTAGTAACCAACAACTGATTTATAACAACAATGGTTCACCTGGTGGTGCAGGCAACCTGACTTATGATGGAACTTCACTGTTATTCAGTGTTCTCCGTTCCAGACATAGTGGTGGTGATTCTAACCGTGCCGTTGGATCTTATTCATATGCTATCTTCCAAGAAGATGGTGCATGGTCCAACCCATTCCCAGACCTTGCAATTAACTACCATACTGGTATTAGTTTTGGTGCCAATAATGGTTACCAAGGTTATAGATTCTGGAATGACTACAATGATCGTTCCAACTTGAGATTCCAGATTAACGGTTCTTCCAATTATACTTACAAGTATACTTGGTTGAAGACCAACACTACTGGTTGGTATAGTGATACTAATGGTTTCCACATAGAACCAAATACTCAGACCTCTTATGGTTCCATGAATGTTCGTGGATCCAGAAGTGGTTGGTATGGTATTAGTTTCCATGAGGCAGGGAATGATCCTCATGTCATGTTTGATAGTTCTGGAAATGGTGGTTTCTATAATCAAGGTGGCGGTAGATGGCACCATTATTACCACCATGGTAATAACTGCGTTGGAATCATTGGATCTACAACATCATCTACATATGAACTTTATGTTTCAGGTGACATTTATGCAACTGGTACGATTACTGCTGCATCTGATGTTAGACTCAAGAGGAACATTGAAACCATTGAGAGTCCATTAGATAAGGTTCTCAAACTTCGTGGTGTTACTTTCGAATGGGATCTTACAAAGGCTAAGAACCGTAAAGAAGGAACCAAGATGGGTCTGATTGCTCAAGAAGTTGAGCAAGTTGTTCCTGAAGTTGTGACTTATGCTGAGGACGTTGATGAGTATTCTGTTGAGTATGCTAACCTGACTGCACTCTTGATTGAGGCTGTTAAGGAACAAAACGATGTGATAAATACTTTGAGAACTGAACTTGACCAAATTAAAAAACAGTTAGGAGAGTAAGATGGCCCTTTTGCGAGATTTTGAAGTTCCTGGTACTGGATTAGTCGCACCTGATGCGTACCATGTCATCAATAATGTGAAAACTGAAAAGCGAATGGCCGACATTGAACTGCCTCCCGATTCGAGTCGGGAGGATGGTTTGACTGATGGTGATAGAGGTGATGAAGTCTATTGGAAAAAAGGCTACATTGGTTATATCTCTGTTCTTGTCTATGTTTCTAAAGAAGCAAGAGACAATGGAAATCATGCCATCGGACACTTTGGTGAGTTTCCAACAGAGGGTGCTCCTAACGGTCTCTTTACAGATGGAACTGCTTTCCAAATGATGTTCAGAATTGATCCAGATAGTTCTGATTCAATTCTAACTCAAGCATATAATCATTTGTTATCTACTGAATACTATTCTGGATCGGAGCAAGTCTAATGGCAGTTGTCATCGGTGCCGGTAGTGGTGGTAACATCATCTACAATGGTCAGACCATCACAGGTAATACAACTATTTCCACTGGTAATAACTGGGCTAGTATTGGCCCAATTACTATAAATAGTGGAGTAACTGTTACTATTAACAGTAGCGCAGTTTGGAGAATTATTTGATTACGAATTATGAGCATACTTAAAGTAAATCAAATTCGCAGTCCGAAGAACGGCAGCATCCTCTTTGATGAAAATGCTGTTTTGCTTCAAATGACGCGGATGCGTTATGATTCTAGAACTTCTGTGTCCAGTACTGGTCTACAGGAACTGACGTTCTCCAGAATTGCTATCACTCCTAAGAGATCTGATAGTTACTTGATGATCATGTGGCATCTCTCTATTGAGATTCAAAATCATGATACTACTATGAGACTTTTTAAAAATGGCTCTGTCATTACCACTTCGGGTAGAGAGGGATACAATAATAATGTAGGCCAAACGAACTACTCAGGTTATCGTGTTGCGAACTACGATGGTGATGACAGTAGTACGCCACATACATTGACAACAATGTATCACACTCCATCGGAAAATACTTCTGCCAGACACTACTCTATGGGGTTTAGAACTGCTGATAGTAGTTCAAACAAAAATATCTACATCAATAGAACCGTTGGTAGTAATGGTCAAGACTCCCATGAAAATGGCGTCTCAACTGCTGTAATTTACGAGTTTAAGATCACATGAGTACCTTATATACAGACTTCATTCAGAATCGTTCTGGTCAACAGATTCTACCTCCTAGAGGGAATGTTGTACAAATGAGGTACAATAGGCTCGATAGTAGAGGTGCCATCACTTTCCACTCTAGATCTTTCGAGAACAACAGTGGACGGTTCCCTATGAACGTCACTCTACAAAACATCACAAGTCCAGACAACTTAGCTTTGATTATCTGGCAAATCAGTTGGGAATCAAACTGTGGTGGTGACCAAGGATTTGTTGTTCTAAGAAACGGTCAGTTTGCACCAAGAAATGTCCAGACAGAAGCTAAAGGTTTTGAAGGATATTGGGACATGACATTTGCTGCTGGCCATGATGGTGATGACAGTAGTACGCCACATACCCAAACCATGACTTACCTTGGCAGAATCGGTAAGACTGGTAATGTAGATTATCAGTTGATGATCCGAAATGGGTCTGATGGACAGTGTAATAACTTCTATTACAACAGACCTGTTGGTAATTCAGGTAGTAATAACAATGAGGTTGGTGTGAGTTCTGTAGTTGCTTTTGAGATTGCTAATGACGGTCTCTACAGCGCTGACTAATCATAGGAGGTAAAACCAATGTCAATGCAGAATTATCTTAGGGTAGACGAGATCAGAGACACAAGTAACAGATCTTGTGTTGTAAGTGGTTACAACAACATTGTAGACACCGACTATATTGCAAGTACAAATAGAACGAAATATACTGCTCAAAATGGTGGTAGTGGAACTAGACTTGTTGATTTGATTCTTAAAGTCCAACCAAAGAAAACCAGTAACATCATTATGTGTCACTGGTCTTTGATGCATGAGTTCCATCACAATATGGTGTTTACTATTCAGAAAAGAGTAAACAAGGGTAGTTGGGGTCTGGTTACATCTCCGTCTAATGAGAGAGGTTACAACAGTGATTCGGGTAACAATAAGTGGTCTGGTTATGCAGTCTCTCCTTATGACCGTAACGATGACAGTACGGCCCAGATGACAATGTTCACTTATCCTTTCGTTGCTGCAACAACGAACTTGGTTGAAATTGCCGTTGCTGTTAAGTCATCTGGTGGCCAAGAGTGGGGTGCTCTTAATTCTACTAGAGGTGCCTGGGGTCAGGGTGGTCATGAATCTGGTCAATCTGTTGGTTGGCTTTGGGAATTGGACACCTAAATAAATTCAGGAAATTAGTTCTTTCTTTTTTATTACAATGCCTTCACTAACTAGAAGAAAAATCTTTTCAGCGTGTCCAGATATTACCACTGCTGTTTCAGCGTTGAGACCTGGAGCATCATTTGCTGTTGAGTATCACGATGATGATACTGCCGATTATGACAGCATCCAATGGTACGAAGAAAACACTCAAGAGATTCCTACAAGACAAGAAGTTCTTGCAAAACTCGATGAGTTGAGAGCTGCATGGAATGCTCAAGAGTATTCTAGAACCAGATTTTCTGAATATCCTCACGTTGAAATTCAATTTGCGTTGTTGTACGATGACATCGCAGCTGGTAAGTTCGGTGAGGATGCCAAGACTGGAGATTGGTTCACCACAATCAAGGCCGTCAAAGATAGACATCCTAGACCTGAGAGTTGATAATTTAATTAGTTCCTGATATAATCTTCGTTATTACATTCGATATACTCCATGATTGAAGACGTTGTTGTTTTTGATAATTGGTATGATAATCCTGATGAAGTGAGAGAATATGCTCTTTCACGAATTAGTGATAGTGATAATGACAAAATCTTATCTGGTGTAAGATCGGATAAGGAGGAGGATGAATATGATTATTACCCTGGTGTAAGAACTAATACCTCTTTGCAAAACCTCCTCTTCAATCTTGAAAAAATTGAAGATAAACTTGACTGTAACATAGATAGGTCAAAGTGGATCGTGGAGAGATTCTGCGACACTTCTGACCTATCTTTGTTTAGTTTTGACTTTGTAAAGGGTCTAATGGTAGTCAAAGAGTTTCCAGACATTCAAGTTAATGTTCTGAATACTGGTTTGGCAGCTAATGGTGCGTTTCAATTTGTTCCAAAAGGTACAAAAACTTGGAATCATTTTGATGACAAGACCACATATGCTGCGGTTGTTTATTTGACTCCCAATCCACCAGAGAGAACAGGTACGAGTTTTTTCAAACGCAAAAAAACAGACAGTACATCTTTTAAGTATGTTGATAATCCTCAGGGTGGTATAATTGCTGAAGATCCCTGGATTGAAAAAGAAGAATCGATCGACCCAAATGCATGGGAAGAAGTTAATACTGTAGAGAACGTTTATAACAGATGCATCATTTACCCTGGAAAACTGTTTCATGCGGCAACGGGATTCTTTGGTGAGACTAATAAAGATTGTAGGTTGACTCAAGTGTTTTTCTTTAATACTAATGATGAAGAATACATCACAAAAGTTGAAAATAGAATCGAATTCCTTGAAAAAAGGTTAGAATTAGAAAAAGAACAACTTGAGAGACTGAAACAACGATGAAGGGTGAATGGGCCATATGGAAAGATGCTTTCTCATCAGAAGAATGTGATAGTATTCTAGAACGTGGTAAGAATCTTCCCGTGAATCAGGCTAATCAGGGTTTGAATGGTGAGAACCCTGATCTGACTTATCGTAGAAGTAAAGTCAAGTGGATGCATGAGGATATATACCGCGATGTATTTGAAAAAATGTGGAGTATGACCAACAAAGTCAACAGAGACTTTTTTGGATTCCACATTGACAACCTTGAGTATATGCAACTAACCGAATATCATGAGGTAGACAAGGGAGAATACAAGAGACATCATGATATTTTTTGGTTGAATGGTCAGGAAAAACAAAGAAAGTTGTCTGTTGTTTTACAACTAACTGATCCTAAAACTTATGAAGGTGGTAGATTATCACTTGAGGTTCAGAATCAAAAACCATTTGATTACTTTGAAAAAGGAACAGTCATTTGGTTTCCATCTTTTGTGGAACATTGGGTGACACCAGTAACAAAAGGTATCCGTAATAGTGTAGTTTGCTGGTTTGAAGGCCCTCATTGGAGATGAGACAAAATATCATTGTCATTGATGACTTTTACTCTAATGTTGATGCAGTAAGAGAGTTTGCACTCTCTCAACCATTCAACGTAACTGGCAATTACCCAGGAGTCAGAACAGAAAACTTTCTGAATGAAAGTACAAAAGAAACAATACAAGACATCTTACTCCCACATGCAGGGAGAGTTATAAACTGGTTAGAAACTAGTGAAGAAGGATACAGTGGTGCATTTCAAATCACCACTGGTTCTAACAAAAGTTGGATACATAATGATGCCTACAATAATTGGGCTGGAGTTCTTTACCTAACACCTGATGCTCCTGTAACAGGTGGAACAGGATTCTTTAGATCAAAACTTGATGGATCATTTACTGGTCCTGATGATCACAAATGTTTCCCAGATGCCCCTAGTGATGTATGGACCAACATGGATATGTGGGACAAAGTTGCTGAGGTTGGAAACGTTTATAATCGAATTGTATTGTTTCGTGCTGATCAGTGGCACACATCTTTAGATTATTTTGGTGAAGACTTTAACACTGGTCGTTTAACACAAGTATTCTTTATTAAGACAGAAAGATGAAAACATTTGTGGTAAGTCTTAAAAGACGACCAGATAGAAGAGAACTGTTCAATAAGAATAATCCATCATTAGAGTATGAAATCTTTGATGCTGTTGATGGCCGTGAGATCAATCACCAGTGGTTGTTGAATAATAACTTTGATACTTACAAGTATTGGAAAGATCCTATCAATGAAACACACTTGACCCATGGTGAGGTAGGTTGTTTCTTGTCTCACTACAGACTCTGGGAGTTGTGTATCAAGATCAACAGGCCAATCATCGTTCTTGAAGATGATGCTATGTTGACTGATAGGTTTTCTATCAAGGAAATTGAAAAAGTTTTCATGCGTGGATACAATTTCTTGTATCTTGGTTACAGAGAGATGAATGTGTCTGAGGATATTGATGACACATTTGTTAGACCCAAGTATCCATATTGGACCGTTGGTTATGCACTCAAACCAGAAGCTGCACGGAAACTGGTAACCAATGTCGCTGCAAAAAATATCATTCCTGTTGATGAGTATCTTCCTTTGATGATGGAGTCTCTGAAGCCAATTGCTTACAGAGAGAATGTTGTCAACCCTATGGGTAGAGATGTCGGTGGTACTGATGTTGATCCATACAATAGATATGATTACTTCCTAGACTTTAGAACTCATTGCATTACAGTCGGTAGTGATGATTCTAAGTGTGAGAAACTACACCACTCATCGGCTCATTATGGATTTGAGTTCTTGAACATTGGAAAAGATGTTGAGTGGAAAGGTACTGACATGTCGGGACCTGGTGGTGGTCAGAAGATCAATCTATTGAAAGAGTTCATTCAAACCATTCCTGATCATGATACAGTTCTATTTGCTGATGGGTATGACACATTTGCAAACGAACTCATCGAAGAGATTGAACGTCGGTTCTTAGAGTTTAACTGTCGAGCACTATTTGCTGCGGAAGAATGGTGTTGGCCTGATGAAAGTCTTGCCGATTCTTTCCCTGAAGCCACAATGGAGTTCAAGGGTAGAGTGCAACCATCACCATACAGGTATTTGAACAGTGGTTTGTTTATTGCTCGTGTTGCTGAACTGAAAAGAATACTTGCAGAACCTATAGAAGACCATGAAGATGATCAACTTTACTATCACAAACAATTCCTGAGTGGTAAATTTGATATTCGTCTTGACACTGAATGTTATGTGTTCCAGTGTTATGATTCTGTTGTATGCAATAGTCAATCAGATTCTTTTAACTTCAATCAACGCAATCAGATATACAATCCAAGAACAGAATGTTTCAGTTGCATGTACCATGGAAATGGTGGTGATGATGCAAAACAACATTTTGAGAAACTATATGCATCGTTCTATGGTAGCCCAATCGTCTACATTCCAACCCATAATTATGAGATCCTAGAAAAGGATATGTTGTTGGTTGATTATCTGACACCAACAATGTGTGACGATTTGATTGACATTGCAGACAAACATGGTGGATGGGGTAGTCTCTCTTATGATAAGTTTCCTGCACAAGAGATCAGACTCAAGGAACTTGGTTTGTGGAGAGAGATGGAAGTTCATTGGAAACGTCATCTGTATCCAGTCATCGAAAAGTATTGGAAACCAATGGAAATGTATGGGATGCGTGATGCATTTGTGATGAGATATGCTATG